AATCTACTCTTTGGGTCTAATATAAAAGCTCTGTATATATTAGGTAAAATTCCTATCATTGCATTGATTGCCCAAACTTCGTCAAATTCAACGCTGTGTGCCTGTGAGAGATGAAAATCTATCTGACTTTGACCCATAGCTACAATTGCAATATTTTTGCCTTCTAGCTCGTTTATAGGATCATTAGACATCTATTTTTCTTTGACCATCTCTATAGGCATCTTTACGATTATATCCATCAGATAATAAAGTAAGTTTTTGTAATGCTTCTTGAAATCTTTTTTCATAATTAGCCATAATATCTGGCTCGCCCTTCATAAAAGTATACGCTTCTATTAAGCTAGCATAAAGCAATAATTCAGGAGCATTTGTTCCTAACCAACTTGTACCATCTGCTGAAGCAGATATAGATGTAGGAATATAGTAATAATGTAACTCAACATTTAAATTAGCATTAGGACTAGGACCAACTATAAAAGAATTATCATCAAACTGAGCATAATGTTTTGGAACTCCTGTTGAAGCTGCTGAAGGATAAGCTTCTCTTATAAAACTTACATCCGTACTAATTAAATAACTATAATTATTACTACTATCTAATACTGCTAAAGAAAAAGGATATAAATAATCATCAGGTGCAGTTAAATATTGATTACCATTTGTAAAAGAACCTGTTACATTTTTTCTAAAATTAGGTAGCTCAACTGATTTTACTATCCTATCTTCGGCTTGTTGAATAATAATTGCTAAATCAGCTACAAAAGTTGATTCTGTGTTTTCTGTGTAATCTTGTATAGCCGATTTTAATGTTGTATATGTCCAGCTCATAATATTTTTATTATTAAATTTAAATATGTCATGTGTTAATTAGACCTCCCATACCTGAATGGTTAGTACAATAGTAATAGAGTGTAGGTGCACCAGATGCTATTTCTATTTGTGTATAAGCACCTGAAGAACCTGGAGTTCCATTTGTAGTTACTCCAGTTGTATATTCTGATCCTCCTGCATGCGTTCCATTTGCTGTAGTAGAAAATCTTAATGGGTGAGTGCCATTAGTACTATCGGATTGATCAAATCTATATATTTCACCTTCAGTTAAACTTAAAGTAGGACTAACAGAACCATTTAAATAAAATTTATTTCCTGTTCCATACGAGTTAGTTCCTGATGCCACAGTTACTGTATAACTAGTAAATGAAGAAGCTCCTGTTACAGTTAATGATCCCAAGCTTTTTGTTCCAACAACACCTGTAATACTAGTAGTAATAGAATCAGGTGAATTATCAACATTAGATGTAGTAATTGTTCCTATCGAACCTGTTAAAGCTTGGCTGCTTAGTGTATTTGATCCAAAGTATGAAGTTGAAGCTTCTCTACCAGTATCTACTCTTGCATCAAAAAGAGCTTGATTATCACTAGTATTTACCTCACCTAGTTTAAGTTGTTGTTGATCTATATCAAAACATTCACTACATACACGCAATCCATTTCTTCTACCATCATAAATTTCATACCTTAAAGTATTTAATTTATAAGTAAAACCACAACGATCACATAGACCTAGAGCTTTTTTCGCTCGTGCGTATGCCATTAGTAACCACTAATAGATAAATCAGGTACAAATCTTACTGATGCTTTTTCTCTGTCTGCTTCACTTACATCTCTCCATAGTTCGTCATACCTTTGTTTTATCATAGGTACTCTGTTAAGAGATTCAGGTGATTTACAGGCTAAGTTATAAGCTAATGCATAAGTAAGACAAGGTAGATATCGTGCAGGTACTTCAGCATTATTACTTGCTATATTGCCAACATCTTCTATTCTTTTTACATAATCATAAATTAACGAATAAGTTTGATTGTCGTCAGGTGTAGACCAAACAACAATTTTTACTGAATCATTATCTTTATCTACATAAAACTGTGTAGGTTTAGATTGTGTTAATTTGTTTGATTGATGATTATATTCTGTTCTTGATATGCGATTTAATCTTTGATCAAATTGTTTATCTACATCTCCAGCATCAGTTCTAACAAAAACATCTACAACATCTAAAGCACTAGAATCAATAGTATAACTACTTGTTCCAGCTATTAGAGTTGCACTTCCTTGTTCTACAGTCCAAAGGTTTAAACCTTTATTTTGCCATTCTAAAAATACTAAGTTTAAAGCTCTTTTAGCTCCACGATAACTATAGCCAGAACGCAACTCTAAACCACAAAGATCATAAGCTTCTTCCATAATGTCGCTTATGTCTAAGTTAAATGTAGTAGTTCCACTTGTAGCCATTATTTATCCTTTTTAATTCTAGTGATAGTAATACCAGATTTTGTCTTGCTAACTTTTTTCTTTGAAGCAGGAGCTTTTTGTATCTGATTTCTCATGTTTGCTCTTGATATTGTCATAATATTAACACTTCCATCTTCTACGAGCCTGTCTTATTCTTGAGTTAGGATCGTTTTTTGTTTTAGCTGAACTTCTTTTAAGCTGCCCTGCTGATCTTGCACAATAAGATTTTCTTCGTTTTGCAGCTTTACTACCTTTCTTTACTTTACCAGTAACTGCTGTTTTTAACTTAGACCCTGGATTTGCTTTACGATATGCAGCAACACCTTTTTTAGTCATACCAGCACCACTTTTAGTAGATCGGTAGTTAGCTCCTTTATCCTTAGTTGTTTTGGGTATAGGATTTTCTCTTTTTCTCATAAGTCAAAACTTTTTTTGTTAAGACCTTTTATCTTGGCGACCACCCATAGCACGACCTTTAGTGCTTGTTTTACCACCGCCAAACATTCTACTAACGTAGTCTCTATATTGTTCAACTTTGGCTTCTTTACCAACTTCAGTTTTCATACCGCCTGCTGCTTTATATTTTGTATTTTTTCCGCCACCAGCCATGTATTTAGTTTTTTTTGTTCCTTTCATAATTTTTCCAATTAGATAAATATAATACTCTGTTTTACCAGAGTATTATAAATATTGATGATACTACTTTTTCTTAGTAGTTGTTTTTTTTACTGTTGTTTTTTTTGTAGCTTTTTTCTTTGGTGCTTTACCACCAACATAAGCTTCATTAACATCAGGTGTAGAAGGATCGTCAGCAACAAGCTGCCCTTTATCATTCCTTGATCTTTCTCCGTTCATTTCAGCACATTTACGTTCTGCATCTTCTAGATCAGGATCAGGACCAAATACAGGTCTGTAGATACCATCTTCATCAAGATGTAAAACTTTATATTGTGCTGGAAATTCTCCAGTTTCAGATATTACATAATTTTTACTTTTAGCCATAATAAATTCCTATTAATCAGAGTACACTTTTACCATCTCTAAAACGATAGAATAAGTGTCTCCTGAACTGTGACCTTTTGTGGTAAATAAAATGTCTCCATTTTTACCGCTACCTGCATTATTAGGAAGTCCACCAAAGTCTTGAAAGTCCATATGTCCATTACTACTTTCTGCTAATTCCATTAAAAGAACATTAGATGTAGCATTTAAAAACATTTGAACGGACATACCAACAATGGCATGGCTTACTCGCATAACTCTAACTTCTGAACAGGATATACCTGCTGCATTAGATGCTAAAGCAGAAACATCTACTTTAGTTACTGCGGATTCGCCAGTACCATCGCTGACATTGGTAAACTTAATAATACAGTTTCTTTCACCATCTATGATGGTTTGTGAAGTTACTGCATCAGCCATAATTTACTCCTTATGATGCTGCATCAAAGCCAGTAATTTCAATTAAGAAACGACCTGCTGTGTAAGCTGCGTGCCCTGTGCCTTGACCGACTAAATATAGATATTGATCTGCGGCAATATCTCCACCAGCAACCATAGTTCCTGCTGAAGCTGCACCTGCATTAATAACTTGTGTTTCAGTTAAATCACCAATAGCTGTGTCATTAACACCTGTGCCTTCAGTAGCAGAATATAAATCTATATCTGTGCCACCGCCAGCAGGAGTTTCTACACAAGTCATTGTGACTCCAAAAACAGTTCCTTGATTTGAAGCAGTTACTTGTCCTATGTAAGCAACACCATCACCATCTTTACCAATAATGTCACCTGCTGTGCCACCATCTCTTAAACCTGTTAAGTCAATCATAATAGTTGTCTTAACAATGTTTACATTTGTGTCAGTATCACTTTTAAAACGCTCTACTTGAGTAACATAAACTTCTGCTGTGCCTTCAATACCAGCACTACCAACAGCTTCTGTAGCCATTTTATTACCACTAGTTATTGTTATAGCACCAGTAGTAGAATTTTTTGAAATAGTTTCAAAACCATTTTCAGACCTTACTGGTCCATTAAAAGTTGTATTCGCCATATTTCCTCCTAAAGGAAAAAGTCTATCATCTTGGCTTGTCTGCTAGGTCAGTTGATAGACAATAATTAAACCCTAGATAAAAAAAAGGGAGACTCGATTTGAGCCTCCCTCTTAAAGTTCTTACGAACTACCTGGTGATCCAAAGATACCTAGTGGATCAGATACTCCAAAGGAATATCTTTCTCTAGCTTTGTATCTAACATTACCAGTTTCAAAGTCACCATCCATAGATGTAGTCATAGGACTTCTGACGAAATGCTTCATGCCATCAGGAACATCAGTAGTGATAAAGAAAGCATTAGTATCAGTTAAATAATGATTAACTGAATAACCTTCTGGAATCACTCCATTAGTTTTGATTGCATTGATGTCATTGTCAGCAGTACCGACTCTGTAGTCACTTTGCAATAGTCTAGTAGCAACAAACTGAAGATCAGATGGTACTATTAGTTTTCTTGGTCTAGCTGCAATTTTAAGACCTCTTTCATCAGTATATTTACCAATTTGAATGATAGCATCTTCTAGAGATGTTTCATTTAAGTCAGCACCTGAAGAAGGTCTGTTGCTGTTAGTTCCACCACTTACAAGTGGGTGAGCTGTGCTAAATAAAGCAACACCATCACCTGAAGAGAAAGTAGTAGAGAATCCATTATTTAATGGATACGCTGCTTTCACTTGTTTTGTGTAAGCCATTGCACGAGCCAAAGCTTTAGTATATCTACCAGAGAGAGAAACATAGAGGTTATCTTCCATTGCTTCTTCTGTGATCGAATAGCCCATAGCTATTGTTTCGTGTGTGTAACGAGCCACGAAAGATTCTTGAGCAACATCATAACTGATAGTTGATCCTTCATTTTTCACGGGAGCAGCTCCGAAACCTGACAACTTGAGTTCTTCTTCAAATGATCTTTCAGAATTCTCAGTTGCATAAATTTCTTCGTGCTCGTTCTCGTAGTTGTTGTACTCTTCCCCAAACAAGGCATTAAGTCCTGGTAGGAGTTGATGTAGCTCATTCGCTCTTGATATAGCTGCCATAATATTACTCCTTAACCAATACCAGTTGTGTTGAGCAATTGATGCCCTACGTTAAACATAACAAGTACATCAGTATAAGTATCCCCTACGGCACTATCAGGTCCATCGACAAAGTCGATAAGCTTTAGTGGTAATGTAGCGGTAGTGGCTGCTGTACTTCCATCTACTGCATTTTTGCTGTTACCGATAGATGTACTACCTGCTGTTTGCACGACTGCGAAATTTTTCCCTAAGTCGTCTTGACCTAAAGTTTCATCGCCTTGCATTTGCATAATAATAAATGGATCAGTTGCAACATACGCAACAATATCATCCGCAGCAGTTGATGCTGGGTAATATTGATTTGGTGTGAATTGACCTGTAGTTGGGTCGGTGTAAGCACAACCAAGAAAAACACCAATAGGTGTACAAGCCGTAGTACCAGTATCTTTTTGGACAGTAGTATTTGGATTGTCGTCACCCCACTTTACAAAATCGCCATAGAATATAGAAGTTCCATATGCATTTTTAATTTTGTAATGAGTAACTTTTCCTTGATAAGGGCTTCCAACAACTGTACCAATAGGTCTTGCTCCAAATGGAGCTGCTGTTGTAGACATAATTGTCTCCTTAAATTAAATTAATTATTAAAGACTCCTAAGAATCTTTACCAAAAGTTGTTTTAGAATTACGCTCAAACACTTGTTTGGTCGCCATTCTTCCATCCTGATCTTTAAAGTACACATTATCAACAGATTCAAGTTGTGACTGAGCTAAATTAGCAAAGTGTTCATCTCTAGCTTTCGCTTTTTCTGCTGGCATCTTGCACAATAATTGTCCACCTATTTCTACATTACCTTTTTTCGCCCACTCCGAGCCATGATCCATCATATGAATTTGAAGTTCAGGATGATCTTGCAATTCACATGGTATCCATCCCTCACGAAAACGTCTAGATACATTAGGATTATCAGATTGACCTAAAAGGGCAGTTCTGATGTACCTAAATACCCAGCCTTCTTGTGGGTTAGGTGTAGGTAGGTTTGACACATTTTCCCAATCTTGTGTGTGTTGGGTAGCCTCTCGGCTTTCTGTTCCCCTAGGGGTACGCTCTTGGTCTACAGGAGTATCAGTAGAAACTGCCTCCACTTCATTAGTGTTATTATTTTCTTCTGACATTTAAGCCTCCTTCAATAATTGATTTGCGTATTGCTCAGGACTAATTCCAAGTTGGCGAGCTAGCTTAACTTGTGTCTGAGTAAGACGTATTTGCGTGGGTTTTTTGTTTCCGCTATCCCTCGTTGCGGATGCAACAACTGTTGAAGGTTGTCGTTTAGGTGAATCTTCTTGAGATATTTCTACCTCATTTGTTGATGATACACCGAAAAAGCTTGGATATTTAATCCTCATTCTTTGATCTACTTGATTATAGTATTCTTCTGATTTACTAGCTGGGTCAATACCTTCAAGTTGTAATTCTTTATCTAAATGCATTGCATAAGAAGTCATCGATTGATGAATAGGTTCACTTCCCATAAACCAAGGATTTTTTTGTGACCATACTTGCATTTCAGGATCAGGTTGTGCAGGTATATATTCTTCTTGTGGTAAATTTTGTGCTATTTGTTGTTGAAGACTAGCAGCCATATTTGTTGACTGTTGTTCTGCTAATGTTGCTCTAGATAATAACTCTTGAGCTTTAGTCATTTCATCAGCATTACCTTCTTCGTAAGCTTTTTTAAATGCATCTTGTGCATTTTGTTTTGCCCATAAAGCATTATTATGTGCTTGTTTATTTAAAACTTCTCCGCCTTGATCAACCATAGCTTGTAGCTTTTGATTTTCAGACATTAATGTTTGTAAACGCTTTACAGCTTCTTGAGATTCTCTAGTAGCTGCTTCTTTTGCTCTACGTTCTTCGTGAAACTCGTATTTAATTTTAGCAATTCTGTCACCAGCTCTTTTACTGTAATCAGTTATTTCTTTATCTACAGTTTCATCATCTATATCTGGTGAAGTATCTTCTGCTTTTGCAGGTCGTTGATCTTCTATAGGGGTATCATCTATAACTTCAACTTCTAATCCTTCAGGAATTGTATTATCTATTTCTGTTTGTCTTCCAAAAAACTTTTCTTCTTCTGACTGTGAAACAGTTTCACTTATATTTGGTTCTTCATTTATAATTTCGGTTTCACTCATGCTCTAACTACTCCTGTTGGATCATCGACTACTGCTTCTACAGTATCGTCATTAATTAAACGAAACTCTTGTCCATACATTTTCATGCGAGTGCCTGAGTAACCACGAAATACCACCCAATCTCCAACTTTACACCAAGGTCCGCTAGGAAACCTTTTTGTGTCGTTGTAGCATTCTGGTCCTAACTTCATAACGTATCCGCAAATATTACTTACTTCTTCGTCTTTTATAGTCTGGGAGGCTTTTACAATACCACCATCAGTTTTTTCTTCTGCTCTAGGCATTGCTACTAATATTCTCCAACCCGCAGGTTCTGGTAATTGTGATTTAGTTTCGTTGCTTATATCAGGTGCTTTTACGCTTTCTGGTTCAGGTATTTTTACTTCTGCTTTACTCATATTTTTTGCACGACTTTAAGGAGTCGAGTTCCTATTCTGTAAGAACCCTTTCAACATAATCTAGGAGTTCTCGTTCTGCAAGGGCTAAACCCTCGATAATGCCAGTCATTTTCTGATACTCGTTATAATCTTTACAAGCTCCAGAAGCTATATGATCAGCATGTTCGTTCATCATACCACGCAGCTTTATCTTCAGATGTTCTGAGAGTGATAGCTGAGTGATATCATTATTCATTCTTATTGATATCTTTTCCTATATTCAAGCCAATGTCAATACCCTTTTCGTATTGTTCTCTTTCGGCTTTGTCTTCAAGCTGTTTATTTGCAAGCAGATCGCTAGCAGTTGCTTGACCAATTCTTGCACCTGCAATTTCAGCCTGTGTAGATATTCTTTCACGTTCTATCTCATCTCTATTAGCTGCTTTAGCTGCATCTAATTGTAATCTGGCTTGATCATCAGCAGCTTTACGTTGCAACTCACCTTCTTTAATAGCTACTTCTCTTTCTTTCATTAGAATAAGTGGGTCTTTTTGCTGTTGCTCAATTCTTTCTTGTTCAGCTCTCTGTTGTGATGTACCAGTAACTCTTTGTGCTGCTTCAGCCACAAGAGTTGATATACGTTTTTCAACATCTGCTGGTAGAGGTTCACCTTCTGGTGGTAACTCAATACCCATTTCCTGTTCAATTTGTTTTCTAAATTGCATGGTTAAATGTTGATTTATATAATCAGAAGCTGCTGCAAGTATTACAGGGGCTTTAGGACTCTGTTGAACAATCTGCATCATTTCAGGATTTTGTTGAGTAGAAATTAATGTAGCAATATGTGCTTCATGATCCTGATCTATAAACGCTTTAACAGGTTTACCATTAATTAAATTTTGTACTGCTGTTACAGGATCAACTGGTTTGATATCGTCTGTATCAGGGATAATAGCATCAACATCTTCTATGCCTAATACTTCAAGCATTTGCCTATGTAGTTCTGGCAAGTTATACATCTCAGGAGATGATTGTGCCAATTGCATAGCAGCTTGATACTGCATAATTCTTTGCGCCATTGTTGCTGCATTCGGATCAGATACAGGTAGTATGTCTACTCTATTATCAAAGTCTGATCCTTTAATAAATTCTTCTTCATCCATTTCATATGGATAAGCAGGTTCAGTAAAGTCTTTAACTATACCTACTAAGATATCAAATTCTTTTCTCATAGAAGCATGGAGTCTAGCTTGTACCGCACTCATAACTTTTTGATTTCTTTCAAGTAATGCAAGTGTAGTACCTACTGGAGCTTGATTATTCATGTCAGATATTTTCATATCAGATATACTGGCAAACCTTCTTCCTTCTTCTACTATGTTTTGTAACAGTTGATATAAAGTTCCTGATGGTTCTTTGTATGGCAAGAAAGTTATGTTGTCTCTGATAGCACCACCTGGTACATCAACATCTCTAAACTCTCCAGGCATAATGGGGGTATCATCGCCTTTTATACGCAAGCCTCTTGCTTTTAAACCACCAGGAAGATTAGATAATGTTCCTGCATCAACGAGTTGTCTAAGTATAGATGTAGCTGATTTAGCTAAACCACCTACCATATGTATTAAACCAAACCCATAAAATCCTAATCCTGGTAGGTATTGATAATGAACAAAGTGCATTCTTCTAAGTTTCTTTTCATCATCTTCGTAATAGTTTCTACGAATGCTAAGTATAATTCCACTTGGATAATCAATAGTTACAACATAAGGTATAGCTATACCTGTTTCTTCTCCATCACTACTCATATCTTCAAACCCTTCTAGGTCTAAATCAACTTGCATTTCTAATATAGTATGGCTTTGATCGTAGTTATAAGTGTCCTGTTCGCCTGTTATATCGTTATATTTCTTTGTTATATCAGAAGTGTTCTGTGATCCAGCAGGTAGCTCTATGTCTCTATAAAAGCCATTAACTTGCATTTTTCTAATTGTATTAGAAGACTTACGCATAACATGGGTAGCACGTTCACAAGTTTCTAAATCACTAGCACCATAATTAACTACAACATCTTCTGCTGGTACAAATATAGAACTTGGTCTATCTAAGCTAGGATCAAAGTAAACTTTACGAAAGGCTGAACCAGCAAGAGGTAATGAAAATAACATCTTTTCTGTTTCAGTCCTGTACTCTGACATTTCATGTGTCAGTAAGTAATTTAAGTAGTCTTGTACTCTTTGTGCTTGTTTTGTTTTATCGTCAGTTATTTTGCCAACAATTTTAGTTCTTACAGGTCCTTGAGCTGGAAACATTTCCGTAATTGATTGTGACTGAAAACGTATAACTGCTTCTGAAAGCATCGGGTGAAATACTCCACAAGCACCAGCCCAAGGTTGTGTTCGTTCTTCTATTTTTAATCCTAGTTGATCTAGACCTTTAGTGTAAGTTTCTTCCCAATCTGCACGAGACTCTTTATCTCCGTTATATGCACTTACTAATTCATTGCCTATTTCATTAAGGACATCATCATCCATAAATTCTGCAAGGTTAGAATCAAAGTCTTCGTTACCTACATCTTTTGCATTAGGATCAAAGTCTATAATCATTCCCCCATCTTCAGTCTCAATAGCTACTGATTCAGGGTCTTCTATTTCTATTGTTATGTCTGATTCAGGGTCTTGTTCTATAAGACCTTCTATAGGTGTAGCGGGTTGTCTTTCAATTGCCATTTAATATCCTAATAATAATTTGCTGTTCGGTTATGTTCTAAAGGCTCATCTTCTTCGTCTGAATACAATGAAACAAAACCACCTTGTCTGAATCTTAACAGAGCTTGCGTAGTGCTATCAACTAAATCATCATGTTCCATATTAGGAAAACCAGCAAACTGTTCTATGGTTTCTTCTGCCCAACGAGTTTCTGGAGCCCAAACTACTCCTGAAGCAAATAGATCAGATACTGCATTTACTCTTGATATCTTATCGTTACCTCGGCTAGGTGTGTATTCTTGTACGGGTATCCCCATTGCCCTTAACTCAAAGATAAGGGGCATACCTGCTGCTTTAGCTTCTACTATAAAAGCATCAGGCTTATAGGCATTGTACTTTTCCATAGCCATTTTCTTTAACTCAGGAAACTCTAGCCTTTCTTGATATGCATCTAATAAAATTAAGTTAGGTGCTAGCATTCCGTCATCATCTTCTAAATAGAAAACACCCCAAGTAGTGCAAGCAGAAAAGTCAGCTCTTTGATTCTTCATAAAAGCTGTATCCCATGATTGGATAACAAACTCACAATCTGGGGGGTTTCTCCCTTCCCACACTTGCCACCAGTCTCTTTTAACTAATGCACCCTCTTCTGAAGTAGGGTCTTGTTGATATTGAGCCATCCATTTACTATTCGGTAGCTCGGCTTTCAAAGCCTGTAATTCTTCCATCTTCCAAAATTCTGCCCACAAAGGATTACCTGAAGGCATAATCGCAGGAAGTTCTATAACTTCCCATTGGTCTGCACCGCCACGTTTAATGCTTGCATCAACCACTTGTCCTGTTAAATCTTTATTGTGCCATCTAGTCATAACCACAACGATAGAACCATTAGGTTGTAAACGCTGTCTCGGACCAGATGTATACCACTCGTATGTTCTATTAAATACGTTTATATCAGCACTTGCACCTTCTTGTTCTGAATGGGGATCGTCAATGATTAGTAGGTCAGCACCTTTACCAGTAACCGCACCACCTACCCCTATCGCAAAATAGTCACCACCTTGGTTCGTATTCCACCTTCCTGCTGCTTTACTGTCTGATTGCAGACTGACATCAGGGAATATAGCCTTATAGTCAGGGCTATTTACTAAGTTTCTAACCTTCCTACCAAAGCCAACCGCTAGTTCAGCAGTATGGGCAGTCTGAATAATCTTCTTATCTGGGTATTTACCTAGAAACCATGCAGGTAATAGGTAAGAAGCAAACTCACTCTTGGTATGTCTAGGGGGCATATTGATGATTAAACGCTTTAAATCACCATTAGCGACCCTTTCAAAGGCATCAGCCATTATCTCGTGGTGCTTACCATGAATAAAAGCCGACCACATCTCCCCAACAAAGGACATAAACTCGTTATGGCACTTCTCTCTACCTTTAGCTTGTTCTAATTCTTCTAACAAAACTAATAACTCTTGCTTTTCTATAGAAGATAGATTCTTTACTTTACTTAGAACATTCTTATTCATACTTACTATGTAGTATATACCCCATAAGGTAGGTACTTCTTAAATTAAAAACTTATTAAGTACATACAAGGTAGGCACTTATTAGGTAGGAACTGGGTAATAGGTATGTACTAGGTATATATACCTACAGATTTTACAATATTGCACCCCCTTCACAAAAAAAGCAACTGTTATTTTGAAAAAAATAATATGGGGTGCAGGAATCCTAGGTCTTTATATATAAAAGGGGGGGGTACTTAGTGAAAACTTGCTAGCAAAATGCAATATATAAGGGGGGTCTGTAAATATTAGTAATCATTTGAGTAGATCACTATGTATATATGATAGTCAGGTAGCCGTACGCACACAATGGGGGTGGGGTGTCTTCTGATTCTTCCGATCTGCTAGCAAAAGGGGGCTTTACTCTGCTTCCTCTTTACTGAGTAGGGCTATGATCTTCTGTTCTATCTCTGCTTCTATGTCGTCACTATCCCTTGCTTCCTTTATCTCTATGGTGTCGCTGAATAGGTTCACAGTCTTGCCCAATAAACTGAGTGCTGTGATGCGTGCTGAATCTGAGTCTGCTTCTTGGCTCTCTTTCATGAGTCTCTCCAAAACGTAGTTCCTTGTCCGAAGGGAAGAAGCAACCGCAGTATCCTCTTTCCTCTGTATAGCCTTATGTAAGCTTAGTGCTATCTTAGGGTTAGCTACAAGCTTGCTAGCTTCTACCTCTACCCACTTAGGAATCTTCCCTTGCTTGGTTAGAGTAACGTCATACACCTTTGCATATGCTTCCTTATAGCTTCCTAACTTGCCCCTGATTATCTCGTCTACAAATGCCCTCTGCTTTATGGTTAGATCAGTCTCTTTATTCACGATCTTTAGGTTCGGTTTCTCTGTGTTATCTTTCATGGTTCTTGTCTCCTTTTACCAGCTAATTATTATCTACTAGTCAATGATCTTTGGGTATGCTCACAGTCTGCTAGCTAATATGATTTGCAATGGTGCTTCATGGTGCTATAATCCATGCATGGTCGCAGTCGTGAGACTCCTCCTCCGAGTGAAATATAAAGCTTGGGTTGATGTGAACGAGACGTACAACAGAAAAAATGGGCGTAGGTGAGTGAAGAACGTAGGTGACAGATGCGAGAACTCTTTGAAAGATGAAACGACCTGTGAGAAGGCGGAGTAAAAATTACTAACAGTCCTCCAACTGTTGCAAGGTGTGTACCTTGCCTGATGAAGCGAAAGCAGAAACAGTAACTAACTTAATTCGTGGAGGATTAAAACAATGAAACTAAATTATATAACTGTTATCCATACTGCATTTTTAATGACACATGACAACGAAGGGAATAGAACTTTCGATAAACCTCAAGTCGTTGGTCTTGTAAATGTGGGAGAGCGTGAAGGAATTGAAGCCTTAGAATTTGCTTATGCACAGACTCAAAATATAGAGGAGTCTTGGACTAAGAATTCTAGTGTCGCTACCTTTGTTGAGATAAAAGGAAATGCTGGATACAGATCAACTTCTGTAGGCGATAGGATGATCTTTAACGGAGATATCTACAGAGTAGCAAGCGTAGGTTTTCAGAATGTCATGGATATGGCTAATGAAGATATTAATGCTCTGATTGAAGAAGATGAAAATCACTTCAGAGGACAGAGATTAGATCAATAAATAAAGAAGGGGATACCTAATAAGTATCCCCTATCTGTATCAAGGTGTGTACCTTGGCTGAAGATTCCAAAAGGATGAAACAGATAACTAATAACTAACGATGGAGGTTAGAAAACTATGAGAAATATAGATTAAAATTGTGCGGTTGCTCTTTATGAATCTAAGGATT